TGGTGATTCATCAGATGCAATTAAATCTAAAAGTTCTTCCATGATAATTTAAGTGTTTATCGATTATATTTATATTTGGGAACTTCACTAAAATAAAGAGGATGAATATTTTTATATGGATATAAGTGTGGGTGACTATTTTGGATATTTAAACCTCCAGAATGTGGATGTTTCCATTGATTTTCTATCATGTACTTTATAATATATTTTTTTAAATCTGCATCCATTTTATTTTTATATTTCACCACCCTTGGGCATTTCTGGAGCCTTGGTAGCACTTGAATCTTTTTCTAAATCTGGTTCCATTACTGGAGCACCAAGATCCATTCCTGCAGATGATTGGTCTAAGGGTTGACCAGTTTCTGGGTCCACAGGAATACTAGGATCTGGTATAGTTCCATCAGCAATTTCTTTCTCAATCAGTCTATCCTGCTCAAGAATTTCTTCGTCAGTCTGACGAAGAATCTTACGGCGAACATAATCCTGAGAGTAGTACTTACCAACATATGGTTCCGCAACTTGAGCAAGAGCCAATCTCTCATTCATCAGTTCCGCATCTTTCAGTTCTGAGAAATGATTATCATAAAGAAAATCATATTGAATATGCTCACTCATTCTATCCCAATCTTCTGGAGTGATGATATTCTTGAGAATGAGTTGAGTTTTCAGCATATCATTGAACATATTTGAGAATCTTTTTCTCAAACGTGCAACAAACTTGGTAAATTTCAACTCATCCCTAAGGATTTCAGATGATCTACCCAAATTAAATCCACCTTCTCCGTCCATACGCGACGGCGGAACATTAAGGGACCGGTAAAGTTTTTTCTTAAAGTATTCAATATCCGTGATCTCGCCGAGGTTTTGACCTCCAGGAAGAGTAGAAATTTCAGTTCCACGTCCTCCCTCTCTTCTAGGCAGCCAGAAATCTTCAAGCATAGACATGTGTTTTTTGTCATCACGCATCTCTCCAGTATTTGCATCATATACCATTTTGTTACGATATCTCATCATCACATCACGCAGATATTGTTCCGCTTTTACTTTTGGGAGATTGCCAACATCAATATAAAAAATACGACGTTCTGGTGCTCTTGACAACCTATAGATTACTAAACTATCCTCAATCATTCGAAGTTGATTGAGAGACTTAATAGCCTTATGGAGATATGAAAGTGTTGATCCTTTATTTCTATCTACTAGTCCAGAACTACAATATGTGATTGAATCTTTTGCTATTTTAATTCCTTTATTTGATGCCTGAGATGCATATCCAGATGTTCCTGTTGGATACTGCAACTTAGGATTGTATGAAAAATACTCCTCAATTTCTGGAAACTCGAAATCCATTGGGTTATCCTTATTTGGATTTCTGAGCAAATTGTTAGGATCTTTTTTTTCCTTCTTTACCTGACGAATATATCTTATTTTCATTGCGTCAATATAACGCAACTCTTGAATTCCTTCCTGAGGATTTTTTAAATCTATGACTTTATGATAGAAAAGTCTACCGTCAACATACCAATTCCTATAAATTTCGTGAGATTTCTTATCAAAGTCAAGTAGGTCTAGAATTGTCTTAAACTCTTCTCTTACGCTCTTCTTTATTCCGTCGCTTGCATTTAAATTATCCAGATCAATCTGAACTGGAGTGTCGTTTGAATCTGATACAATGGCTTCGTTGACAATATCTTCAATAGCACTATCTACCTCTGGGTGAAGTGCCATTTCACGATATCTTTTTATTAAGTCAAATTCAGTTTTATATACTCCTTCAATATCGACATATGAACCAAAAAATCCAGATGTCAAATAATGGTCAACCCCGTCCTCATTATTTGGAGGAACGGGGGAGACCGCAGAAGGACTTAAATTATTGTCATCATCTATAGAAAATCCAAAAAGTTTTGCCACTGCTCAATAATTCTATTTTTACTTCTACTATTTATGTGTAATCAAATTATTTGTTTGGGACAGCATTAGATGTACCACCATTACCATCAGATTCCCACCATTGAACTTGGAATTCAACAGTAAATTCTGAAATAGCATCATTATTATCAAATGCAAGATCAATCTGAGATACTGCGGTTGGGAAGCAACCCCAGAACTTATAACGTCTTAATGCTGTGATTTTTTGATCGTCAAAATTACTGCTACTTCCACTAGAACCAGGTAAAGATCTTCCAAGTTGATAAACATAAAGTTCTTTCTGATAAGTTGAAGGGTTTGTTCTTCCTTGACCAGAATCTGATGTGCCGAGCATATTAATCCATCTTTCAAATGCTCCACGAAGGCCCATATCAGTATCGTTAATAATAGTAACGGTCCATGTATCGAAAGTTCTGTCACCAGCAACTTTAAGTTGTCTACCACGGAAAGGAACTTCAATTACACCCATATTTGCTGCTGGAAGTGCAGCAGCCTTACAGAAAAATTTGCCATCACTTACTAAAGTTGATAAATTTCCATCATCGACTCCTGCTGGAAAATCTAATTGAACTTCAAATAGATTGGGGCGAAGGCCGCCCCCGTCAAGTTCGCTTCTAAACTGAGAAATTGCTCTGTCTGAAGATTTTGTTGCTGAATACTTTTGAACTGCCATTTTTAGTGTCCTCTTATGTTAGTTATTTATTGGTAAAACGGTCAAACTGTACCGACCACTTCTTCGAAGGCAACTCCTGTGCGTGTAGCAACAAATGTCAGTCCGATGAAGTTAATTGACCTTGCGGGCTTGATGTAGATGTCAGCAATAAACTCATTTCTGTCGATAACATCAGCAGTATTATTTGAGTCATCACATACCAGTAAGAAGTCTGTGATGCCTCTCTTAGCCTGAACATCTCTCAGGTAAGGAGAAACAATGTTGACGAATGTTGATCTTGTGATTGAATCGTTAAATTCAAACAGTTGAGTGTTTGCTGCTGCTTCAATTGCCTTCTCAAGTACAAGGAAGAGGCGACGGACGTTGATTCTATCAAATGCAGAATTATATCCAAGAGCAGTCTTATCTCCGAAGAGGATGAATCCTCCACCCTTATTGGAAATAACTGGATTGACTCTATTCTTATAGAGCGCATCTCTATGTGCCTGTGGGGGATCATAAGCCAACTTAACAATATTGTTGACTCCACCTCTTTGAACACCTGCAGGAGAATACCAAGGATAAACATTGAGTTCAGTTCTCACCATCATTCCAGCAATATCTGCGTTCAGAGGGAGATAAATGAATTCGTTGTTAAATCTATCATAAGTATACTTGTAACCACTATCAAATACACCATAAGACGTTGAAGATAATGGTGCGAAGAATTCAAGAACACTGTCTCTAGCATCGTCAATTGATGCGCGGTTTACAACTGCGGATCTTGGTGGAGAAATACATGCAATACAATCCTTTCTTCCAGTTGCAATGTCAAGAAGTTTGATTGCTTTTGCCTGAGTTTCTTCCATGGTTGCCAATCCAGGACCCATGATTAAGAAGTCAATATCAAATTCATCTCTCTCAAACAATGCATAAGAAGCGGCAACATTTGATAAGGATGTTTCATAACCTTTAAGCATTGAACCAGGTGTTTCGCCTGATGCTGTAGAGTAATCTTTGCCTCCAGTAAGGCTCAGATTTATAGAACCAATGCTGTTAAAGGTGATTCCTTGAACTTCTTGTCCAAAATCTCCATCAGAAAGACCGACTTCCGTGAAAGTACCCGCTTCAAATCCAGAAGATGCTGGATAGATGTGTTGAGTAGTATCAGCAGCAGTTCCAAGTGACTTACCAGCATACAGATATGCTGAATTAAGTGCCAGATAATCTTTGTAGTATGTTATTGTATTTTGATCTCTTGTATCCTTTCCTTTTGAAAGGAAAAGATTCTTCTCAAGAATTTGACCTGCTACTCCAGTAATGTCTCCTTTATCGTCAACAATGACGACGTGCATTTGGTCATTCTTACCACTTCTCTCTCTAGCATACTCACTAGTTCCAGGTTTATCTGCAATGTTCTTCCAATATACCGTAGAATTCGTAAGTCCAAGAGTTTGACTATCATACCAATCAGCAACACTAGATGGTGTTAATGAACCAGTTTGTGCTCCACTTCCATTGTGAATAGTGATAGTGTCTGTTGCTTTAAGTGATAAAGCTCTTGCGTTCTCTTTATATTCAATCGCAGTAGACTCTCCAGCAGAACTTACTCTTTCTGTAATTTTTACATCAAAAGAACTTGAACCAGTTGTAGAAGTGCTAACTCCGGTAACGATACCTTTGATGTATCCGTTAAATACGGAAGTAGAACCAGAAGATGCGATGGTTGTGCTAATAGTTGCGGAAACACCATAACCAACTTGAACTCCAGCAGCTGCCAGATCTGTGGAAGCGACTCCGATAGTTTGATCGGAACCTCCATCAACAATACATACTTTAATATTGTTGAACCATGAACCTGGATTTTTAGAACCTAAGTACCAAGTTGTTGCACCTGCATAATCTGCTTGATAATCATCAAAGTTTTTAATTTTTAGTGAAACTGATGCAGCACCAACTCCAGCATTAGCTGTTTTGAGTTCAGCGCCATCACATCTCACCAAAGAAAGTGAACCGCCATAGCTCAGAAAATCTGATGCGGCATACCAATACTCGTAGTGATTATCTTCTAAACTTGGTTTTCCAAAGTTATCGATAAGCTCTTTTTCTGATGATATGATGACAGGATCTTCAACGGGACCTTGTGAGAAAGGACCAGCAAGACCGCCAACAATACTAAAAGAAGCATCTACAGCTCCTACTGTTCTGTCGATTTCTCTGACAAGAACTCCGGGAGAGACTAATCCTAATGCCATTTTAATTGTCTCCTTAAAAGAATTTCAGTGACCTAAAAATATTTAGTAAATACTCAAGTTTCAGTGGGGAAACATGACGTGAACTACCAATCTGGGTAGATATCTAGGGTAGAATCCTTCTTAGATCTACTCTCTACAATTCTCTTTTTTGTACAATCTTTACATTCATATGAATATGATGAAGATACTGGTCCTCTATCTTTTCTAGTACGATAGAAATTATCTACCAAATTTTTTTCTACACCACAAACTCTACATTCTCTTTCATGTAGTAATAAGTGAGCTAAACTAAACTCCTCATCAATATCCATTATTCAGTACTCCAATCCCAATTCCAAGGTAGCACTGCGACACCCAAATATGGCATAAGCACATACTCATCTAATAATATTAAAATAGGAACAAAAACAAAAAGTTCTAGAGCTATCCTTTTCTTCATGGGTAGTGATTCTACCCATCTTCTCCAAGGATTATCTGATAACCTATCAAGTTTAAATTTATAAAATAATGTTTCAGACCACCAGTTAACATCAAGTATATTCTTTAACCAAATGAGAGGTGTAAACAACCATCTAATCTGCTTATTCCATTTAAAGAGAACATATATCCATCCTATTATAAGTGACAATAAAATTAAAATTAATAATATATCGTAAATCATGATAAGTAATCCCACATATGTGCCATATCTCCATATTCATCTGTATACCAACGATCGCCCTGAGCGTCTACAAATGAACTTTCCTCGGTAATACCGTCATTTAAAAATCCAAAGGGAGCCATGTCTTGCTCTATTTGATTCTTCTGTTCCTCATATAATTTTTTGCGGACATCTTGATCTGTAAGTTCTTTGAAATAGTCTTGTGCAACCAACCATGCATAAATTACAAGGCACATTGCAAGGTCATCATTACAACCTTCTTCTGCCTCAAAAGAATTTTTCTTAGAAATAAAAGTGGTCAATTCCGAAATTATTTCATAGTCACAGAACAATAATTTATTCTCCTCTATTAATGTCTTTAAATTTAAAGATCCAACTTTTTTGACTGTCTTGGACATTTTTAGTCCAAGTTGTGTTTTCTTTCCAGAAAAACCTTGACCAACTACTTGTCCTGCTCTACCTCTCATAGAGCACATGAGAAGATTTTGATATTCCAAGTCATATTGAATGATTGAAGCTACTTGATCTCCAACATCATTTACTTCACATAAAATATATGCATTGTTATAACTCCTAGAGACTTCATAAATCACATTTGGAAATAGCATTGGTTTTATTTCATTATTCCTGTACTTTGCAACTATTTTATGGGGAAACTCGGTTATATCCGCAACTATAAATGCAGAGTAATCTTCACCAACTCCTCTCGCAACATCAACTGTTACAATATAGTCATGGTCTTTAACTGGATCTTGGTAAACATCTAACCCAGCGTTTCTTTTCTTTGGATTTTCATACACCAAACTCTTTAGTTTGCTTGGAGCAATTAAAGTATCAACAGAACCAAGGAATTCACACTCGAACTCAACTTTAAATTGAGCTTCGGATGTATTTTTGATTGTAGTCGCTTTCCACTTCTCATCTCGACCTGGAACCTCTGACCAGTGAACATCAGTTGGTACGTACTCATTTAATTGACGCTCAGCATCATGCCACATTCGGTAGAAATGATTCATACCGTGTGGAGTAGAAACGATAATTACCTTGGTGCTCTTACCAGAAGTAATAGTAGGATAAACAGAGGCAAAGAACGAGTCAGCAACATGATTTGGGACGAACGCGAACTCGTC